ATTTGACGCCGCTGATCAACAGCGTGTCGTGGAGCGCCAGCCAATCGTCATCCACATGCACCATGCCGTTCGGGTGCCAGAGCTGCCCGGCAGCGTCCGTCCAGCCCTGCACCGTTAGAACCGCCTAGGTGGCGCGACCGGCTCTAACGCTCGCTTCCCAATTCGCGCGGTCCTGCAGAGAGTTGGCGACATCGGTCAGCGGCACGAAGACGATCAGCGGGCGATAGCGCGAAATCCCCGGATCGGTCGCCTCTGCATGTGGCCCAACCGTGACGGACGGATCGACATAATCACTGCCGGCCGACTGACCGAGCATGATGTATTTGCTGAAGCGCTGCTTATCATCGTAGGTGCCACGCGCCTTCAGCACATTGACGCCGAGCTTGAGCGTCGTATTGGCTCCGCCGGATCCGGCGCGGGTCAGGATTAAGCCGCCCTGGCCATCCGACACGGGCAACACGCCACGGCGCGCGCATAGACGCTCGATCGCCTCGAAGACGCTTTCGCCCTGTTGCAGTGAGAAGCCGTCAAACACACGGCCGAGATCGACATTCGCGACGACGGGTATGCCGAACTTCGCAACGAGCTGCTGGACGATCGGCATCAGGCCGGTGCCGATCCATGTGCCAGGCGTCGCGATGGCGGAGCTGTCGACCAGGTCGCCGGTCTTATCGCGACCGCTAAAGCTGACGCTATGCTCGCCCTTGTCGTAAGTCGGCTCGACCTCATCAATGTAGCCAGTGATGATCGACTTGCCGTCGATGGTGACCGAACACGCGGATCCGCGCTTGATCGCGAACCGTGATTGCTGCCCTGGCCATTTCTCCGAGACGCCGAGTTTGAAGCTGCCGGAGATAGCCTCGATCGTGCGGGTGACCTCGATCTGTTGCCAGCCGCCATAGGCGATGTTGCCGATCTTGAGGCGCACGTCATGCGTTGGCATTGAGCACCTGTAGGGCTACGCCGGCCGGCACGAAGTTCGGATTGCGCACGTCGTTGCGCGCGATGATGTCGGCATCAAGGCCGGGATCGTCATAGAGGCGATGTGCCAGCACCAAGGCCGGCGTCGGAGCAATCAACGTGATAGAAACGGTCGACGGCAAAGACGCGGCGCGCGTCGTCAGATCCGTGATGACCGCAAGCCGCATCGCCGCCAGCGCGTTATAGAGACCGTCATCGATCTCGATCATCATTTCGTAATCGATTCGGCTGGCCAGCTCATCCCGGATCGAGGTCGCCTGGTCGGCAGTATCGAAGGGCCAGACGGTGGTCATCTGCGCGGCCTCGGCTAACGCCGCCTGGCGCACCAACGCCTGGAGATATGCCTGATTGGCGATCTGCGTAAGCGCGGCCGGTGTGCTGCCGAATATGTTCTGATAGGCCACGGGCAATTGCTGCTCCGGCTGGACCGTGCTGACCATCGCGAGCGCCGTCTGAAACGCCGAGGGATAGAGGCCCGATTGCGAAGTAGGCAACCCGGTCGTAGCCAGCGCCAATTGCTGCTGATAGAGCCCGGAAAACTCATTTGGCTGGATGCCGGCCGTGCTGGCGCCGGATCCGCCGCGCGTGATGCCAAGCTGCGCCAGCCAGCTCGTGACGCCGCCCAACGGCGACGACGTGATGAATGACAGCTCGCTAATAATGCCACCGATCCTGGAGGCCACGAGTGCCGGCGTCTGAATGAGCGAGCCGACCAGGCTGCGCGTGTTAGCCAGGTCGTTGAGCACGCCGGCCGCGTTCAAGGGATCGTAGGCCACCAAACGGCCGATCTGTGCCTTGATATTCGACAGCGTGGCGTTGATGTCCTGGATGGCGCTTGCGGCGATCAGCGGGCTCGCGACCTTGGGCGTCGTTGTCCAGCGCGACGCGAACACGTTTTGCGCCGTCGTCGATGCGGTGCTGGATGCCGCGATCGTGCCGTTTTGCGTGTCGACGGTCTCGACGCGGGTGAAGGTGATATCGCCCGATTCGGCGAACGTCAGTTGGAAGCGCGCGATGCCGCCTTCGCGGCTCGTCTCCGACAAGCGGCAGGTTGTGACGGTGACATCCATATCTCCGAGCGTCGGATGAACGAGCTTGCCGGATCCCGGTTGCCGGAACGCCCGCGCCAGTGCGTCGCGCTTCGACATATAGTCGTCGCCCAGAACGAACACTTCCAGGTTGAAAGTCTCGGGTTTTTTACCCATGTCTTCGACATAGGACTTTTCACGCAAGGGGAACACGTGTGTAACTGTGTTGCGACCGAGATCCGCGTCCGCTTCCTGCCAATAGAACGGCACGCCTCGGAAACTGCCCGGACGTAGCTGATCACGCCACGTCATGGGGTCACCTCATTGAAACGCCGGGAGGGCGAGATGACTGAGGCAGAGAAGAAACTGAAGCGCTTCGAAGAGTATGGCGCTTTGACCACCGTCTGCGCTTTTATCCTCATCATGGCGTACTGTTTTATGACCACCGACGAACGCGACATAGGCTGGGCGACGTGGCTTATCGCGTTCCTAATGGCCTTGTTCTGCGGCGCGATCGTGAAGAACTTGCCAATCGACAATGCGACCGCGCGGGCCAAGAGACAGGCCCAAATCGACCTTGTGGATGCCGACATTAAGAAGCGGTAACCGTTCCTCACGGCCCCACCATCGACCAGCCCATGTAGACGTCGATCGGCACCTTCCGGTTTTCCGATTGAACGTCCGTAACGCGCATGCCTTCTGGCGCGCCGTTGAACTCGACTTTAACAGTGCCCCCGACGTTGGTTTTCTGATCCGGCTGTACCGCGCCACCTGGCCCAAGGGCGAGCTGGCGCTGGTGGCCCACATGCCGGGTAGGGTCAGCCCGATATCGTGTCGGATCGTTCGCGCCAGACGTGCCCGCATTTTTTGACGGATGGTCAGCCGCAGGCGCAAATTTACCGTCGCCGCCAAGCCACGTTGGCAGGCTCTTGATCAACCCGCGTATCGCGTCGATCGCCTGCGTTACTCGCTTGACTATCCCATCCCAAAGATCAGCGAACCACTTCTTGATCGGCTCCCAATTTTTGTAGATGAGAAAGACGGCTCCGGCGAGCGCAGCCACGCCGAGGATCACCAGGCCAATAGGGTTAGCGGCCAATACAAGGTTAAAGGCTTCCATGACGCCATAGCCGGCTCGCAACGCGATGACGAAGTTGCCGATAGCTCCGATAAGCGGCCCAACGAGTACCCTGCCGAGCTTGAGAGCTTCCTTACCGCTCTCCAATAAGCCGAGCCGGAACGAGTTAACCCAACCTAGAGCCTTAATGAAGAGCACGAGCCCTCCGAGAGCGCCAAAAAGGTTCCCGAGCGGCGTTGCCAAAGCGCTTAGCGCCGTCGCAAATGCATCGATCACCGGGGCAAAACGTTCGCCTACTTCGGCGAGAGCACCGCGCATCCGGTTCATTGAGGCGTCAAAGCTCGTAGCGAGCTGCTCGGAATCGGATCTGAACTTACCGACATCGCCGGTCACGTTCATGGCCGTATTGAGCGAGCTCACCGGTGCCGCGCCGCCCGCTGTGCCCATCTTCATCTGGCCAAGGGGCACCTTGAGCGCCTCAGCGAAGCCGCCGCCGAGGAACTGCTCCATCTGCGACGGGTGATCCTTGAACTTGTCCAGGATGTCTTTGATGATATCGACCGGAGACCGAATGAGACCCTTATCCTCATTCACCGCGCGCTCTTCGTCGCTCTGACCAGGTGCGACCGTGATGCCGAGGTTTTTGACCTTCGAGCGGAAGTCCATGTCGCGGAAGGAGCCGATCAGCATCTCAGTCGTCGACACCGCTTCACGGCTGCTCGCTGCACCCGGCCGGGCGATCGAGTAGAGCGCGCCGATCTCTTTCATGCCGTCGAGCCCGGTGCGGCCCATCGCGGCCATATCCGAGGTGAGCTTGCCCAATCGCGGCGCCAGAGCATCCAAGCCGCCCGGAATGCCTTTGAGCTGCTCGCGCAGCGTGGCGAACGCCTGTGCCAGGTCGACCGGCGTTTTGATGTTCATGAACCGGTTGAGCGAGACGAAGGTCTGCCCCAGCTCGTAACCCGAACCATTGAGCAACTGGATAGCGGCGGCGAGGGTGCCAGCATTCTCGGTGAAGGCACCGGTCAAGCCGCCCTCCCGCATGGCGGTGAAGGCGTCTTTCAGCTCTTCGCCGCTGACGCCGGCCTCGCGCGCATTGGCGGTCAGCGAGTGCCGCAGATTGTCGACCTCCTCGGCGCTCTTGCCCGACAGGATCCTCAAACGGTTGAAGTAGTCGTTTTCCTTGGCGATCTCGCGGAGCGCGATGCCGCCGCCGATAGCGCCAGCCAGCCCGGCATAACCGGATGTCAGCTTGTCAACGACGCCCGAAACCGCGCCGCCCAACACACGCGCCGTCTCACCTGTTTTCTTAAGCGCGTCCTGCATCCCGCGCATCGGCGACGTGAACTTGTCGAGCATCTCGACCAGGACGGAAAGGCGCATGTCACTCATTGGTCACCGCCATTGATGGCACGGGCGATGCGGATCGCCTCGTCATGCCATGAAAGCAACTCGTCAAAGTCCATGTCGTCAAAATCCGCCCGTGTGAAGTGCAGGAAATGGGCTACTTCCGCCGCAATTTGACGCCAGTCTCCGGGTCGCGCCCCAAAAAATAGACGTACACCGCCGTGATATCGTCGAAGTCGACGGCATCGAACTGGTCGACGGTCGATGGTGCCAAACCGAGCTCACTTTGGAGGAGCTTCAGGACGCTCTTGAAATCCATGGAGATGCCGTCGAACGCACGCATCACGCCGATCTTGAGCCGCTTAATCCGGATTTCCCGGAGCTCCGCACCCTCTGACATAACCGGATAAGCCAGTGTCACGGTAACTGAGCCGTCTTCGTTAAGAGTGCCTGGCACCGATGCCGGCAAAGCCTGTTTCGTCATAGTTTCATCCCCTCCCGCGTTAAACCGAACGCCCCCCGTTTAGGCGAGGGGCGTCCCATGATGAGCCAGCGAGCGCCGGCTAACCTGAAAGCTGCTCCTCGCATTGCAGCCCCTGGAACGTCGCCGAAAAGGTGCCCTTGCCCGAGGTGAGATCACCCAACTTGGCGGTCCACGCGTTGCGGAGAATGAAGGTGGCACCCGTGTCGCACTCGAAAGTCACGGTGGTGTCGACCAGCGCGTTCAGAGCCGCCATCGAAACCGCAGGCCCATAAGCGAACTCGCTCTCGATCGTCGGAGTGACGACTTTTTCCATAAAGCCGTACACGGCTGACCCCTCAACGGGCGTGCGCTCGATGCCTTGGATGTTCGACAGCTTCGCGTTGGGCATGGTCTCCAGAAGCGTACCGTTGACCCGGACGTAGGCCCGGCCAAAACGGATATTGGGTGAACTTGGTCCGGGCATTTATTCCCCCTACAGGATGAAGCGGATTTGGCCCGCGAAGATGCGGAACTGATTGACCAGGTTGGGCGGCAACAGCGCATTGATGCGGTTCACGTCCGTCTGGTCGCGCTCGACGATCAGATCTCTCTTGAACTGCGCAATGTCCTCGACGAGGCCCTTCAGCACCCATTCCGATGCGAGCGCGATCAGCTCATAACGAATGACGCTCGGCGTCACGATCGCCTGGCCAGCACCGAACTGAGTTCCGTCATTGGCGAGCTTAAAGCGCGGGAACCGGAGCGCGATCCGGCTGCGCACCGAGTAGCGCAGATAGAACAGCGTGTAGAGCGACTCGACATCGAGATAGCTCGTATCCGGCAGCCCGGCCGCATTGAGCC